AAAGAATCCTGTGTATCTATTTACTGTTTCTTCCCAAGTCTCTCGACGGTTCTCATTAGGAACCCAGCGAGCATATCGACTTGCATGGATGAACTTTTGGTAATCAGTTAATGCCATTAATATGTTTCCTCATAGTCAGATAATTCATTGTTAAAGTATTCGTACTTGTCTTCAATACGGTCAAGGAAAGCCTCTACTAAATCCTCTGAGCTAATATTCAGGATCTCTAGTAGAGTAATTTCATCATACTGTGCGGCAAGACGTTTGGTAATTTCCAACAGAGTTAATGTCATTTTGCTTTCTTTTTAAAGTTGTTACTTAATATTATACTATACATAATCTTCGGTGTCAATCGAATCCTTGTATTTATCTTCAAGGTCTATTAATAAATCTATAAAGTGTTTAGCCTTTTCTAGATCTTGAACACCACCCTTAAGTCGCCAACGGCATAAGTATTTAATTGCTGTAGCTTCTAAATAAGGAATGTTATTTACATAACAGAACTCGACTGGTTGGATTGTAAACTCTTTGTAATGAGATCCCCCAACCTGTGTTGTAAGTGATGATAGTAGTTCCTCATTATGCCCCATACGTCGCCTTTAAATAATTAATTGATACTGCCATTTCGTCAAACGCCCCATCATTAACTTCATGAAGCATGTAAAAGCCACGCCAATGTTCATTGCCTTGTGGACCAAGATAGTCCTCATTGTGCTCGTAACACGAGCCAGCAATAATTGCTGTCATTTCTTTACCGTCAGCCCTACGGGCGTAAGCAATTTGTCGACCCTGTTGGTGTCCGGCAAAGCAGGACATGTGTTTCTTGGTTACTAACATTTGAGCACTGGTTACTGGTCGTCCCATAACACCAGAAGTAAAGTAATGAGAATAAGCAATACCACCAATTACCACCACCTCAAGGAACGGATACACTTCCCAACCGTAATCTTCATACTTAAGATCGCTAGTAGAAATGAGACCTTCAAGTTTTCTATCATACTCTACCGCCCTATCAATCCTATGTTCATGATTACCTAGAGTAAGAACTAAACGAGGATTCCAACGTTTATCTTTGTTACGAACCAATCGCTCTTGTTCTGCAACTATAGGACCCATTAGTGCATCCATACCTTTATGAGCAGCCTTGATGTCTGCCTTGTAAGTACGTCCTTCAAAGGACTTCTTACCAATGTCATAGCTAGATAGTGAAGGCATATCTGCGAAGTCACCAATACAAACTATTACATCGGGCTTCTTTTCAGAAGCATACTGACCTATCCAACTAAGATATTCTACAGATTGACCTGGCTTTACCTGGCAATCAGGAATTACTAAATGTTTCATCGGAATTTCTCCCTCTCATCTAACATACAGTTAGCTATTGCATAAGCTTTAGTAGCTAAGTGTGCTGGTGTACCTACTTTAGCATCAACTACTTTTATTAAACCATTGAGAGCCTCTAGTGCAAAGTAGTCTCGAAGGTTCATCCCTGTCCACATGCGTTTGTCTTTATCTACACAAGGGAAAGCAGGGGAGTTACCCCTTGGTGCTGTTTTCACATCACTCATTGTACTTGACCTCCTTGTTCTTGGAATAGATCTAACTCTTGTTGAGCTTCATTAGCAGCTATCTGAAAGATACCTTTACGGACTAATTCTTTAATACTGAAGTCCATTAAGAATGAAGCCTCATCTGGATCTACATGAAAGTCAAAGTCCAGAGACCCATCTTTATTTTGCGTACAGTTCGATATAAGCATTTAACCAATCCTTTCTAAAGTCTAACCATTGGAAACCGTTGGCTTCCGCCCACATCCAATAGGTAGTCTTACTTCTTTTGTTTATCTTATTGTCAGGGTTCATGAATAAAAAGATTACAGTTGTATCTGGATTGCATTCTTTAAACCATAGCATCTTCTGACGAGTATCTAAGTCTAACTTACCCTTTGCTTCTAGATAGATGTTCTTACGTCCAGTCTTAAAGTCAGGAATATAGACCCGATCCTTAGCAGGCTGTACATATTTGAACTTATCAGGTTCATACTTCGTCGAAGGGAATTTCTCCTTCAAAGTCTTCCAAACCTGTTCCTCCAGTTTGCTCTTGAATGTTGGCATTAAATTTTATACTCCAGTCTTCATCTACATTACGACGAATCCAAAGGACTCGCCCATTCATAAGGAATTCTTCATCGTTACCGTAAGCATTACGAACTGCTTTGAACATTTGATATTCGCTATCACAACCTTCAAGAATACGTTCTGCTTTCTTAGGACCAATTCCAGGGATACCTTTGATGTTATCGCTACGATCCCCTTGTAAACACTGCATATAGAAATGCTTTAGTCCATCCATGTAACCTACTGTTTGAAACTCATCCTTAACAAAGTTATAGTGTTGGCCTGGAATCATTAGAAGATCTTTATCTATAGTACAGATTATAGTTTCTTCTGTTTGATTAATGCCCATTGCATCATCAGCTTCTTGACCCTCACAGATTTCTGCATTCCAGTTCTTAACTAGATACTCTCGTATCTTCTGTAACCAAAATGGTTTCTCTGTTGGCCTGTGGGCCTTGTATTCTGGATAGATAGTCTTACGAAAGTTATTACTGCCTGTTAGATAGACCTTATACTCATCGGAGTCTGTATAGAAAAGTATCTTATCTACGATATCATCTACTTTACTAAATACATAATCCTCTGAGTCATCGTCTTCACAAGTACAAGCAGCACGATAAGCTACTATATCTCCATCTATTAATGCTGTTGTCATGATAATCCTTTAAGGTGGGGTACTAACTAACTTAACCCGAGTCGTGTGGGTGTTAGCTTTCCCCCATAACTAATTAATATGGAATATCATCATGCATGTCAGTGATCTCAGGTATAGCTTTAGCTTCTTCTTTACTAAAGACATAAGCCTCATACTCTTTGGCTAACCTAATAACATCATCACTATTAGGACTAGACTTAGCACCCACGGAAAGAGTACCAATAGCAGCACTAATGCTACTTTGTCGAACAATGTATACTTGACGGGCTGCCCGTTCTTCTTTGGTCTCATAGTTACTCCCTGTTACTTTACCACCTGTTGTAGGAGCACTGCTTGTTGCTGCTGCCGCTGGAGCTGATCCTTGACCAGAACCAATGTTAGTCCACTGCCAGTAACCGTTGTCATCTTTGGTTGTAACGACATCAACTACATCACCTTTGGTGAGATTCTTAATGTGATTAAACACACTTGGATTACTAAACGACATTAGCTTTTTGGTAGCTGTCTGACCGTTGTCACCTTTGTATGTTACTTCGATACTCTGATAGCTACGACCATTCTTAGCAGCGTGAGTATTTGGTGCACCTACATCTATAATATTAACTTGCATTTACTACCTCCAGGTTACCCCAATTAGGACCGACTTGACACTCGACCCGCATTGGAAGATTAAACTCTACTCCGAATAACTTCTCGAAGTTCTTTGGTACATCTGTAAAACATTTATCAACTAAATTTACTATACTAATATTATCGCATATCTTGTCATCTACGTCAAGGATTATTGAGTCATGTACAGTATTAATTAGCTTGACACCTTCTATTCCTTTAAGTCTATTACTGAGGGAAACTCTCGCAATGGACATGAGGTCCGCTCCAAGACCTTGGACAGGATAGTTAAGGATCTTTGTTCGAGGCCATTTAACTTTTCCATAACTAACTTCGGGCTCATAGTTGTACACTCGCCCTGTTGGCATAGTAAGTTTTCGATCTCGTTTAGCTTGATCGACAATGTTTGTATGCCACTTACCAAGCCCATCGTATTTACGATAGAACTCTCCAATGACACCTTCCCAGAACTGTTCTCCGCCAATGTCTTTAAAGTTAGGATCATTAGCATAAGAGTATGCAGATCCTCCGTAGATAAGGCGGAATACGAACGTCTTAGCAATGAGTCTACTTGGTAGATTAAATCGCTCTTGGTTGTCTGTGTGCTGGTCAACATTGTTCCATATCTCCTTAATAGCTGTCTGGTCTTGGCTTAGATAAGCTGCACAGATCCATTCAAGAGCCTTGGCATCCGCCTGAATCAAGCTCATTGTTGCACTCCTTTTGACATTGCTTTTCCTTTAGTTCTTTAGTTATTTGTTCAGCGTTGAACTCTGTAAACTCTTGTGTATAGTCTAAGTTAACTACGCCATAAACATCATTGTAATCTTTAGCTGTCATATCTGCTCCTGAATAATTCTTTAATTTCGCCATCAAAGTTCTGAAGGTTTGGTCTACTAGAACTGAGTCTTCCTGTTCTAGCAACACACTGATTAAGCTGTCCGTGTAATTTTCCTTCACTCCATTTCATCTCCTTTCTTAGTTTAACAAGTCCTTCATAGTAAGTAGATAGACGCTTCTCTAGAGTTGCTCTACGTAATAGTAACTCGACTAACTCCTTAGCGTTCTTACTTCCTTTGAGTGACTTAAGTGTTGCTTCATCTGTACTGAAGAACCCATCCTTGGCTAGCTCAGATCCACGCAATGGATTGATTAGCTTTGGAAAAGTAATAGGGTATTCTACCCATCTTTCTTTTGGTTCACCAGCTCTAGTACCCGTTTTAAAAACTCCAATAACTTCTCTACGCTTAAGACTAATAGTCCCGCCATAAAGTAAAGCAGAGAGGTGCTCAGTAGAATTACTATTGAAATCAGGAGTGTTGTGA